AAACTTAACTTTTTCACTGAATTGTCCGTCTATATATAAACGAACACTTTGAACATTAAAGTCTGAAGAATCTTCATCTTTAACTTCTGTATAAGCAGACCTAAGACCTGCTCCTATATTAAGTGAATCAACGATATCACTTGCTAGCACTTGTACCGGTAAAATAAGTAGTAGTGCGATTAATAATTTTTTCATTCGGGGGCTTCCTCCATACCTGGCTGCATCTGAGATGCGGCTTGTTCTTGTATAAGCTGAATAAGATTCATACTTAATTTGGCAGGAAGCTCTCCTAACCCTTGAAGTATAATGTTAACTTCTGCTAGTTCTAGTTCAAATTTCATTTAAATATATCCTGCCAGTTTCCTGTTGTGCTTGCTCGAGAATACTCTGTTGCTCGATTCTCAAAAAAGTTAGTGTGCTCAACCCCGTTTAACATATAGTCTAACCAAGGAAGAGGGTTATGGTCGCTTCCAAAAATTTTCTTCATTCCTAACCCAAGAAGCCGACGATCTGCAATATAACGAATATAGCGTTTTATATCTTCAGGTATTAAACCCGATATCTCTGCACCTTCAAAGCACAAATCAATAAAAGCATCTTCTAGTTCTACTGTGCGTTCTGCAGCACAGTAAATTTCATACTTTAGATCATCCGTCCATAATTCTGGATTTTCTTCAATAAAAGTTCTGAATAGTTGTGACATACCCTCTACATGCAATGTTTCATCTCGTACTGACCAAGTAATGATTTGTCCCATGCCTTTCATAAGGTTATGTCTAGGAAAGTTCAATAAAATAGCAAAACTACTAAATAATTGTACTCCCTCGGTAAAAGCAGAATAGATAGCCATTGTTTTAGCAATATCTAATTTAGTATCTGTTCCAAAGTTACTTAAATACTCATGTTTATCCAACATGGCTTTATGATCTAAAAACTTTTGATACTCATCATCTCCAAAACCTAAAGTCTCTAATAAAAGAGAATAGGCTTCTTGATGAACTGCTTCCATTGCAGCAAATGCAGATAGCATCATTCTTACTTCTGGTTGTTTAAACGTTGGTAAGTAATGAGTTGCGTATCCACAGCATACATCCACATCTGCTTGTGTAAAAAACCTAAAAATTTGAATAATTAATCTTTTATTTTCAGGGGATAGTCTTTCCCTATAATCTCGAAGGTCTTCAGCGAGATTGACTTCATCTGGAAGCCAATGCATATGCTGTTGAGTTTTATAGTGCTCAAACGCCCACGGATAATTAAAGGGTTTATAATATTCTCTTTCTTCTAATAAACTCATATATCACCAATTATGTACTATGTTTGTCATAATAAGAATCGCACATACAACATTAATAACTACAATAAATGTTCTTATAATTGCTACTAAGTCTGCGTCTTTGGAATCTTCAGATGCTTTTTCGCCTAAGGACATTGCCCATAGTTTCCATACTTTAGCCCTCACAAGCTAAACACGCCTCTTCGTCCATACTATCAAATATTATTTCCCTAAGAGCCTCATCTGATACTGTTTCAGCTCGTTTCACCGCCTCACTTCTTAAGTAATATAGAGTTTTTACTTTCTTTTTCCATGCCATCATATGCACAGCATGAAGTTCCTGCTTAGAAACATTTGCAGGAAAAAATGTATTTAAAGATTGACTTTGACAAATCTCTTTTTGTCTATCTGCTGCCATATCAATAACCCATCTCTGGTCTATTTCAACGGCCGTTTTAAATACATCCTTTGTCCAGTCATCTAAAAATTCTAGATGCTGTACTGAACCTTTATTTGTAATGATACTCTTCCAAACTTCGTCTGTATCCTCGCCCCACTCTTGCAGAATATGTTCTAAGTATTCGTTTTTAAGGAGGCTAGAACCGCTTTTCGTTTTTTGGACAAACGCATTAGCCCTGTATGGCTCGATACTAGGGCTAGTATTGCCGCAGATAATACTACTGCTAGCATTGGGAGCCACAGCCAATAAATGAACATTTCTAACCCCATAGCCAAGAGCGTCAGGGGCCTCACCACGCTCCACTGCCAAATTTTTTGTAGCATTTATTGCTCCCCTTTTTATGCGCTGAAACATCTTCGCATTCTTGCTTTTTGCCATTGCACTTTCAAATGGAATATTATGTCTTTGCAAATAGGCATGAAACCCCATTGCTCCAAGACCTAAACTTCTTTCCTGCTTGGCACTATATACTGCTTTTATTAGTTGTGGAGGAGCCTTTTTAATAAAAGATTCAATTACATTATCTAGCATTCTTATTAGATCAGGAATGAAATTTTCATTGAACTTCCACTCATCGTATTCTTCTAAGTTCACACTTGATAGGCAACATACTGCAGTTCTATCCTGATCTGTTGCTAGTGTAATTTCAGAGCATAAGTTAGAATGATTTACTTTTAAACCTTTATCTGCCTGACAATTAGGTAACGCATCTTGAACTGTATCACGAAACATAATGTAAGGTTCACCAGTTTCTACTCTGTTTTGGATAAGTTTTACCCATAATGTTTTTGCAGAAACTGTTTTAGTTACTTTATTCGTATGAGGATCAATTAAGTCCCAAGAGTCGTCAAACCCTGGAATCTTAGTTGCATTCTCAATTAATTCCATAAAATCATCGTTAATAAGCACGCCATGATGCAAATTAACAGATTTTCTATTAACATCACCCCCTGTGGGTTTTCTAACATCCAGAAACTCCTCCACCTCTGGATGAGATATATCCAAATACGCAGCATAACTTCCTCTCCTTGTGACTCCTTGTGAAAATGCTAACATTTCCGCGTCTACTACTTTTATAAATGGGATTACTCCCGTACTTTCAGATCCGTTAGAGGTTTTCGACCCTACGGAACGAATATCTGACCAAGACCCACCAACGCCACCACCCACACTAGAAAGAAAAGCATTCTCTGTGTAGTGTGCTGTGAGGCCTTCTCTGCTATCCTCAACATAATTAAGAAAACAACTAATAGGTAAGCCACGAGATGTCCCACCATTAGAAAGTATAGGAGTAGAAAACATAAACCAAAGTTTAGAAGCATAATCGTACAATCTCTGAGCGTGCTCATCATTATCTGAGAAGGCTTTTGCAGCGCGTGCAAAGGCATCCTGAGGTGAATTTTCATCTTTAATTAAATATCTGTCTTCTAAAGTTTTTAAACTAAACTCGGAAAGATAATTATCCCTATTATAGTCTATCTGCACCCAACTTCCCCCTAATTTCAGTAATATTATTACTGCCGATAGCTTCATCACAATAACTAATTAAATCCATAAGCTCATAGTTTTGAACTATTTGCTCATAGTTTTCGTTTAAAGATTGAATATATTTGTACGTGCCTGGTATAGGAGCAGCATCATAAATATTAAAAGCACTGCCATATTCCCTTATAAGCCCTAGAGCTCGTTTTGGCCCAATACCTGTAATTCCAGGTACATTGTCCCCCTTATCTCCGGTAAGGCATTTTAAAGAAATGTACTCACACGGAGCCACTTCATAATGCTCTTTCCAGTTGTCTATAGTTACTTCTTTACGAGTAACATAAGAAAACCTACTTACTCCTTTTTGTATTAGCAAGTCCCAGTCTCTATCACTGGAAACTAGCCATACATTTTCAAAACCATACTTATCTTTTTCTTTTACTAGGTGAGCAGCAATATCATCTGCTTCTACCCCGTCAAATCTTAATACAGTTAAGTATGAATTTAACATATCAAGAGTCGCTTGGTACTCTTCAAAAAACTCCTCAAAAGCAATTTGTTCTTCTTCCGTTTGAGTAGCGTATTTATCTTTCCTATTCTGTTTGTAGCTTGGGAGAATATTTTTCCTATAAGTAGAAGCTCCGCCGTCTGCTGTAATTATTACATCTTTGCACTTATAAGAAGTTGCAAGAGATTGTACGGTTTTTTCATACTCATATCTAAAATCTGTTCTGCCTTGATGTTTCCATCTAAACGCTAAATTTAAGGCATCTACTATTAGCGTTCCTGTATCTAGTTGCTCATTAAAACTAAGTGCCATGTATAAATTCCATCTTTTCTTTATCTAACCATTCTTCTGCTAAAGTAACATAACAACCTAACTCGCTTATATAAATATAATTTATATACTCTGGGGCAACGTCTGTTACCACGTAAATCTTTGATCTATTATATTTAAAAAACAATAAGGGATCTTGCGCGCCACCCTTTGCTTGGATAACGAGTTTTTTCCACCATTTAGTTAAATTATTAGTTTTCTTCTGGGTGAGTATCTTATCTGTAAGAGGAGTCTCCGAGTAATTCTTTACTTCAATACAGAAGTAATTTTTCTCATTAGGAACGTACAAATCCCCCTTCAAGTATTCCAAAGCACCTGACATAGGTACTCTTTCAAACTGAAGGTTTGTGTATTCTCGCAATAAGTCTCGTACTAAGTATTCTCCTCTAGCGCCTTTTGCTCTAGAATCTACCACTTCAGTTCTGTAAGCTCATCTAACGCTGTAAGCTTATCATTATACTCTGCTATTTTCCCAAGTTCATTTTCAACTGTTTGTATCAGATCCCCATGATCTGCAACGCCTATAGGGTTATCCATAAAAACTTGTGCGTTTATTTGATGCTTTGTTTTCTGCCCTAGTAAATAGTTTCTAATAAGGCTTTCATCTAACCTTTTCATTTTTTTCATTCTAACCTGCTTATGTTTTCTTGTTTTATCACTTCTTTTTTATCAAGAAGTGGGTGAGTCCAACCGTGTGAAACTATATAAGTATTTAAATCTTCATTTAAAAGAACTTCTACTAGTTTTTCACGTCCTGCGTCATCTAAAACTGCGATGACTTCATCTAAAAATAATATGTTAAGTTTGGACTTGGAAATACTACTCATCAGCTTTCTTATGGCTATTAAAGTAGCTGTGTTCACTCTCGCTAACTCTCCTGAAGAAAGTGCGAGAATATCTACAATTTTTCCGTCATCTTCTACTTGTACATTTAACTTATCATTAGATACTACAAATTCAAGCGTAAACCTACCATCAGATAATTCTGCTAGATAAGTATTCGCTAATTCTTCTAGTTCTTTTACAAGGTTTTCGATTTTATAGGCAAGTAAACCGTTCGTACTAAAAGCTTTTTTTAATATTTCTAAATTAGAGAGGAGACTTTCTTGTTTATTTAGTACACCTTGAAACTCATCTAATTCTTTTATAAACGCATCCGTTTGTTCTTGTATTACTTGGATGCGGGTGTTGTGTTTAGTTCTCCGTTCATTTTCCTTTGCCGTGCTTTCCAGCTGCTCTTTTCTTGAAAATAAGTCAGCTCGTACGTTTTCCAAGCGGCTTTCAAGCTCCTGCTTGTCCAACGGAGTCGTAGGCATATCGCGATCAATACTCTGCCAAAGCTCCTTCCAATCGCTTTCAATATTTTGACTACGTTCAAACTCTTTATTTTCATCCTTAATGAGTTTGATGCTTTCTGAAATTTGTTCAATCTGTTTCTCCGAATCTGAAATTTTTCTCTTCTCTAGGCCGATTAAAGCCTTTGTAAAGTCTGGGTCAACCTTTTGCTCGCAAGTCGGGCAAGTATCCCCTAATTTTTCTAGCTTTGCTAAAAGGCGTTGAGACCCCGCTATGACTTGAGAATGAGTACCTTTTTGTGACTGAAGAGAGTCATATGACTTCTTTTCAGTTATTTTACAATTTTGTGCTTCCTGTAAATCAATTTGTTTTATTAAGATTAACAATTGATTATTTTTTGAGATTTTTTTGTTTTTCTCCGAAATATTTTCAATTTCTTTCGTCAGATGACGGAACTCTTTCTCCTCCTCATCCGTAGAAATTTCTAATTTTAACATTGGAAGTATGTTAGTATCACTCAATTTATTATCTACTAACCATTTTTCTATGGTATCTAACTTTGCTTGTATACCATTTAGCTCAAGAGAGATTACTCGAGCTTCTTCCTTAAACAAATCAAATAATTCTATGTAGTTCTCAAGATGTAGTAAGTCGATTAAAAACTTTTTTCTATTTGTATCTGTAGCTGTCAAAAACTGCAAACTTTTATTTGTGTTTTGATAAACTAACTGAGAGAATGTTTTAAAATCTACTCCAATTATCTCTTGAATTGTCTTGTAAGTATTTGTAGAAGTATGACTTGAAATATCCTTACCATTCTTTTCAAGATTTACTTTTATAGAAGTTTTTCTATCAATACTTAATACATATGTATCTTCATCCTTTGTAAAAGTGAGTTTTATACTATAGCCTTCTCCTACATACCTATTTGGAATATCGGCTTTTTTAATTCCTTTTGAGTTTTTATTGTACAATGCTTCTTCTATTATTAAAGGAATAGAAGATTTGCCTGTACCATTTGTCCCAATTATCTGTGTTACTATATTATCATCAAGTAATAATTCATTGTTTGAACCATAACTAAAACAATTATTCCACTGTAGCTGTTTTAGAGTAATCATTATAAGTTCCTAATATGCTAGATATTTTATCTTTTGGTAGTTCTAGAATATACTCTAAATATTCAGACAACTCCTCTGCTATGGTCATTTCCTTACTAAGAACAAGAGTTGCTTCACTACTTCGTCGTACTACTTTTTTATCCAGTAGTTCTGAATTTTTTACTTTTGACAAGTCCTGAATATCGCCTTCTAACTCATAAATTGTATGATGATAATCACTTGGGATCATTTCATCGGGGCTACTAACTGTTTTTCTTAGCAGTTGAGGTAGCTCAAATTTATACCATTTCCAGTTAAAATTTTCATCAATTAATAAGTACCCTGTTTCTACTTCATTTCTATGGAAAGATGTAGTCATAGGACTTCCTGGGTAAACAATATTTCTTTGAGTATTGCTATGAGCATGTAAATCTCCTGCTAATACTATTGGAAAATCGTTTAAAAGGTCTAAATTAATTTCGGGTTTTACATGTGGAGGAATCTCGCCTCTAACATGGGTGAACAAGGGAATATTTTTATTTATATTATCAAATATACCTTTCTTGTGAAGATCACAGTAAGGTAAAATAGTAAACTCGTCATAGTCCGCAACTTTATCCTCAATAAATACATTCTCATTTATTTGTTGAGTTGCTTCTTTTAATTGAGTAAAAAAGGTTTTATTCTTTTTTGTGGCTTCATGATTCCCATCGTATATTATAGTAGGAATCGTTACATTAGCTACAAAAGTAAAATATAATTCTAGTTCTTCCATAGTCGGAAGGCGATCAAAAAGATCACCTCCGATTATGTGTGCAGCGCAACGCTCTTCTATTTCAGCGATTTGATCAAAGAATTTATTATATCTATTCTTTGCCCATTCAACTGGGACATTTTTCTGCCCCAGCTTTAGATGCCAATCCGCTGTGAATAAAATCATGCAAACTGTTCTTCAATAGTTTCATCAATTTCAGAAGTACTTGCTTGACGTATACGGTCAAGCAGTTCTTTCTGTGCGTCGGGAGTCGGACGAGACATTACTTCGTCCATAGACTTTAAGTCTTTAACAAGGGCCAAGTCGCTCTCTTTAAGAGCACTAGGCTTGCACTTAAGAGCCTGCAACTGATACTCTACATTATAAGGCAGAGGGCCAGTTTTTACACGCTTAAAGCATACATCCCAACCAGTTTTTGGATCGGTAGGATCGCCAAGGTCTTCAGCAGCAGTTTTAACTTGCTCCCAGAGCTTCTTTTTCAGGTTAATAACTTTTACCTGCCCTTTGTCAAGACACTGTGTAGCATAGCTCCAGCCACACTTAAGATCAGGGTAGTATTCACGAACCCAATCTTTTTCCTTGTTATTAAAGGTTTCAGCGTTGCGGTCAAAAGACAGACATTCCAAAGGAATATTCTTGTCGTTTTCACCCTTGATCCAGTACACGTAGCGAGCGAGAATGTCGCCTACGATACGTACTTTGTTGTCGCCATCAACATACTGATAGCTTGCGATAGAGGTTTTTTGTGCAGACCCCTTCTGCTGATTAAATGATAATGCCATTTTTAATGTTTCTCCGTAGGGTCTTCTTCGTATACAAAATGCATTTCTTCATCTTCTATATAAAGTAGACTGTAGTCTTCCATAAGTATTGGTTCCTCTGGTAAATGTAGCATATCCAGAGTACGTTTGCCAAACGCTCTATATTCAGCGTAAGAACGTTTGCTAGCTAAAGCCACGTATACACATACGTCTCTATAGCTATATTTGTATGAATTGAATAACAGTACATCAGGATGTATTAGAAAAGAGTCCCCTTTAAAATCGATGTCAGAATATTTGTATATCTTATCGTATCGATTGTAGGGAATTTGCTTTTCCACTAACATTTTAAGGACTATAACTATCTCCACAGGGTTAGCTTCACACTGTGTATAGATTTTATTCCAATTATACAAGAGCATATTATATCAAAAAAGAGAACAAATGTCAAGAACTATTTTTTTAAAGTTCCTGTATCTTGTAGCCCTGTTTCATGTAGTATCCCATCCTATTGGAAGCCTGCCTTCTTGCAGTATTCCCTTTCAGGTGTATATCGATTACTACAGGATTCTTTTTTCCCTCCTTCTTTCTTATTACTCGTCCTATTAACTGCGTTAATAGGGGTTCATTATTTACTGGTGTACCCAAAATTAGACAACTAAGGTCGTCCAAGGAGATACCCTCTGAAAATATTGCTTGAGTACCAAACAATATATTCGCTTCTCCAGTTGTAATTTTAGACATAAGAGTTTCTCTGTCTTCATGCGGTATTTCGCCTGTAATACATATTGCTCTGTCTCCTGCAAGTTTGGCACAAGTTTGTAGAAAATGAACTCGATCACTTACTACTAAAACTTTATGCCCATTCTTTTCGGCATAAACCGCTGCTAACATAGCTACACTATGTAAGTATTCCTCATTATAAGAAAGTTCTGTGACTTTTGTAGCCCACGGGGTT